CAAATATTCTATGATATTTCAGCAGTAAAAGGCCCTAAGCATCGCACATGGGAAGAGTTTTTCATGGAATTAACTAAGCGTGCAGAATTAGTAGTCAGCGAAGGAATAGGTGAAACTGAAATATTAATCATTCCTATCGATTTCAGCAAAACTTGGACTTATGCTGAAAATCCTAATATATTTAGACAACTCAAAGCAGATAGTGCTAATGAAAATATAACACACTTTGGCTGGATAGGTGGATTTAGAGCAACAGAGCAAATAGGCACAGGTGTATTAATTGACAAACAACCGTATGACTTGATTAAAAAGGAAACCGAAGCACTGCAAATATCACGCTCAGATTATAGTTGGGCATATTAAAGGAAGGTGATTAGATGGCAACTGTTAGAATACAAGATGGTGGAGCAACAAGAAGTATAACAATTGATGGCACAAACTGGAAGTATGTGGCCAGTAGGTAGTATATATATTAATGCTAATACAAATACAAATCCAGCAACATTATTAGGGTTTGGCACCTGGCAAAGATTTGGGCAAGGGAAAGTATTAGTTAGCCAAGACAGCACAGACGCTGATTTTGATACAGCTGGAGAAACTGGTGGGGAGAAAGAGCATCAATTAACTGAAGCTGAAATGCCTAGTCATAATCACCCTTATACAGATATTTATTTATCTTATATAAGTCAAAGTGGTAATAATTATAATATTAGTTCTGGGGAGAGTTATGGGAGGTATACAACTGATAAAACAACCGGCTCAACTGGTGGCGATCAACCCCATAATAATCTTCAACCATACATCACAGTGTATATGTGGGTAAGAACAGCATAAATATAAAACAGTAGTGGAAAGGTGATAATTTTGGACTTCTCAACAGAATTTTGGTTACAGATAGGATTTCAAGCAATATTCTTAGCATTTTTTGCAGGAATAGTCTGGACAAAATTAAGCTATATTGAAGATAAACAGGACAAGCACAATAGATTAATTGAGCGAATGTATCACGTAGAAAACAGTGCTGATAAGGCACACGATAGGCTTGATGCATTGGAAAAATTAGCTGAGGATGAAAGAGGGTGATTGAATGTCAATCAATAATTTCCAAATAAGCAAAAATTTCAATTTGAGTGAATTTGAGTGCACTCATCCTAATCACAGGCACGTTAGAGTTGATGATGAGTTAGTTGAAAAGTTGCAATTGTTGCGAGATAGACTTAATGTGCCACTTATAATTAATTCAGCTTATCGTTGTCCAGAAAGAAATAAGCAAGTAGGAGGTGCTGATAACAGTCAACATCTATATGGTAAAGCAGCTGACATATCATTACACACTATCCCCCTTCAAATTGAGGAAATTAAACGTATAGCAAGGCAAATAGGCTTTACAGGCGTTGGATTGTATAATAGCTTTATCCATCTTGATGTAAGGGAAAATTTTGCAAATTGGGATAATAGAACATGAAATGGATTAAAAAACATTTCAATGATTGGTTATCATTTTTTGAAAGTAATAAAATACAGGAAGCATTAACATTTTTAATTTATATAACCATATTATTAATATTTAATGTTATTCCTGTTGAAACTTTTGAAATGCTGGCGGTGGTAATTATCGGTGGTGATGCTGTGAAAAAGTTGGGAAAATGAATGGGCTGTCTATAAGTAGAGGTGATGACCTAACCCCAGAACAGCCTGCAATTGATGAAAATATTGCAAAGGCTAATGAGATGTTGGATAAGTATGGTGATGAGTTGGATAGGGATGAAATTCCGATGTGGTTGACAAATTTAATAATAAGCATATTTAAAAAAGGAGATGAAAATTTTATGAATGAAATTATTTTACAGGTGATTAAGATTATTATTGAGGACACAGACATACTGGTTAATAGCTGGTAGGGATTTTTATTTTTATTTACATATTTACTTGACAAACACTAATTTATCATGTATAATGGTATTACAAGGTAATGAGAGGGGGAACAAAAATGAAACTTAAAGAATTAGATGTTGAAATTAAATTAGATCCTAACATGAATAGTGATTACAAAGCATCACAAGAAATATTAGAACAAGGTTTTAATAGCAATTATCCAGTAATTATAGATGAAGATGGTTGGATATTAGATGGCAATCACAGATATGAATTATTTGTAGAAGCTGGCAGAGAAAATGAAATTGAATTTCTAATAATAGATTCCAATAAATTTAATCAATTGATAGATAATGAAATAGATAATGGCACGATTGACAAATTTGATGAAGATGATGAATATTTCTATAATAAAATAAAATCATTATAAAGAAACGGTAGATGGATCACACTTAATTAAAGTTAACGATAAGTGGTATATGTTAAGCGACAATGGTGGCGAAACTAATGTAAGCTTAATGAATGGTAAAAGTATTTCAATTCCACACACTCATTTTAATTTTAATGTTACACCAATGGTTTTAGCATACAGAATAGCAACATATCTAAATGAAGGTTGGTCAGCAATTAACTGGGATATTAACAATAAAGATATAGAAAACATTTTGGCTAAATATAAAAGTGTAGATGCTATCAATTATAAATTAAAGGAGGTGATGTAATGTTTCAGATTAACATAACTTTACCAAATGACTTAGTTAAGCGATTAGAGGATTATGTAGATGAGAAGAATATTAGCAGAAATAAATTAGTTGCTGAATTATTAGAAAAAGAATTATATAGAAAGGAAGTGGAAGAAATGTTAAAAGAATTATTAAATATTAAATTATTGCTCAAAGCAGGATTAACAGTTGTTGGGATATGGATAACATTATCATTAATTATAATAGCATTAGGAGGTTAATTATGATACCACACAGCAACTTAGATTGGTTACATGATAAAGAATTAAGAGAACAAAAGAAAGACTATGAAATGTGGCGTCAATGGAAAGCATGGAAAGATAGTTTAAAGGAGAATAAAAATGAAAAGAAATCTGATTAGTTTATTACTAATATTTTTAATTGTAGGATTATCAATTGGCACAGGTGTAGAATAAGCAGGAAGTGTTTTATTTCCAAACTAATGAAAATCCATTTGAGATAGCTAAAAATTATTTGCCAGACGAGTGGACCGGATTACAAATTGAGGAGGTTAAGCAAATTGAAAATAGCACAAATTAGATTTCCAGATGGCAGTATATATCAATTTGATGAGAATAATAAAAGGAGGGTGAAAGATGGAAAATATAAAAAAGTGGCTGAATAAATATAAGTATGATTTTACAGAATTAAATAATCAAATAATGGTTAATGCTAAAACTAACGAAGAATACAATAATTTAATAAGTTATCTTGATAAATATCATAAAGATATAAAAATAACAGCCAATCATGTAAATAAAAGTTATTTATTATATAAATAATAGGAGGTTAAAAGATGGAAAAAGATAAAATTAGGCCTGGAGATTATGTAAAAGTAATGGTTAATATCTTTGATAATATTAATATGGGCGATATATTGCAAATTGAAAATATTTATTATAATGGGGAAAATATTTATTTAGAATTTGCGGGAATTGAAGGCAAATATAATTCTTATAATTTCAAAAAAGTGAAGGGTGATATTAATGGAAAAATATAAAAATCTTAAAGCACATACTAGATATTATGTAGATGGCAAAAGAGTGCCGGGAACTACAACTATATTAGGTGTAATGGACAAAGGTTACGGTTTAAAAAAGTGGTACTGGCAGATGGGAATGAAAGGTATTGATGTAGAAAAGTATGTCGACAAGACAGCACAAATTGGAACACTTGGCCATTATATGGTTGAGTGTGAGTTGAAAGATGAAGAACCAGACTTAGAACCTTTTAGTCCAGAAGAAATTAACGCAGCTGAAAACGCATTAATCAAGTTTTGGGATTGGGTAGATGAGAATGAGTTAGAACCTATACTTGTAGAAGAAGGAATGTCCTCTAAGAAGTACAAATACGGTGGTACAGTCGATTTATATGCTAAACTTAATGGAAAGTACACACTCATTGATTTAAAGACTTCTAAAGCTATTTATGACACTCATTTTTGAGGTTAGGAAGCAAAATAATCTAGAAACTGAATTTGAGTTATTTAAACATTTGCGTGAAGTGTATGAATTAAAGAAAAAGTTAAAAAGAAAAAGTTGACAAAGTAAAATTAAACTGATATAATGGTATTAACATATTAGGAGGGATAAAATGAAAGGTGTAGAAAAGTTTGAATTAGAAATAGCTGACAAGGAAGTTAATAAAGAAGGTGTTGTTGACGCATTAATGAAAAGGTACCACATATGTGAAGAAGTAGCAGAAGCAATAATATGGGATAGCTTGTGTACAGTTAATGGATTAGAATTTTTATTTAATGATTTAGAGCCTAGAAAATTAAAGATGGATGATTTGCGATGAATAACAAGCAATTAATCTTATCAGAGTTAGCTTATGATTATGGAATGAATGAGCGACAAGTTGAAAATTTAATTTACTTATTTTTGAAAGATGATGATTTTTTCAGAAGTTGGCTTAGGATGAATTTAGAACACAAATTGAAAGGGGATAGATAAAATGAAGGAGATTAGAAAGTTAAAAGCTAATGAGATTGAAACCAGACCACAACAAATTATCCAACGCAGCAAAGGTGCTATAATGTTATTGTATAAAGATGCTAGAGCTGATATGAAAATATTAGATGAAACTTTTGGCCCGATGAATTGGCAACGGGAACATAAATTAATTAATGGCAGTTTATTTTGTCAAGTTAGTGTCATTTCCTCTATTCTGTGTTGATCGTCAACTACACACTTTACAAATTTTCGTGGTTTCTTAAGTAAATCGCAAGTTTGCTGAATAGAAAGGTGAGCCATTAACCCACCTCCTCATTTAACTTTTCTAGTAATTCTTTGGCTTGTTCTTTTGATAATCTAGCAATATCTTTACCGCTGTGATAACCATTTTTCTTAAGAAAGTCAATTATAATTTGTAAAGTGTGTAGTTGACGATCAACACAGAATAGAGGAAATAGAATCTAAATTTTATGATTATTATGAGCAGATAAGGGTGATGAAAGTATGAGATATACAGTAGCTGGATATACTAGTAAAGTAGCAGCTAGATGGTTAATTAAATGGGAGTGTGAAAATAATGAGAGAAATTAAATTTAGGGTGTGGGATAAAGATAATAAAAAAATGTGGCATAAAATAGATTTAAATTTTAAGGGGATATAGTTAAAATAGATATAAATAAATTTATAGCCCCAAAATATATGTATAACCAAGAACCTTTTTATGCTGAGATTAGTTTTGAAAATTATCATTGGTCCTGTAGCGGTGGGAAAGGTAAATCTCTTTATAATTATACAACAATATCATATGCAGAGTTAGAAGTGATTGGCAATAAATATGAAAATCCAGAATTGTTAGGTGATGTAAATGAATGTAGTCGATGAATTTTACCCAGAAAAAATATTAAAATTATATTATTCTAATCAATTAGACAGGTTAATAAGAATGTATAAAAGTAAATGGAAAACTGGTTATTCTGAAGAAACTTATAACACATCTAAAGCAATAGATTATGAATCTATCTACATGCAGCAAAATACAAGTTATAATGAAACTGGAGATATAGCAATTATGATAGCCGATTTAAGGCTTCACGCTGAACGAAGGTATAAACACCTACTGAAAGCTAAAAAGGCAATTAAAAGGCTATTAGACGGCTTAAATAGACAACAGCAAAGAGAGTTAAAGTTTTACTTTGAATATCCAGATGAATTAGAGGATAAATGTATAGAGTTAGCTAAGGATTTTAAGGGTGGTAGAGAGGATTACAAGCAGATTAAAAAGTTGGTTAGAAAGTGTTGTAATGAGTTGGATAGAAAGTTATTATAATATTAGGAGGGGTACAATGAAAAATAAAGTATATTTTTTCACAGCTAAAAATGGGAACGGTGGAGGCCACTTTGTCGCAGAAAAAAATTTTAAAGATGCTAAAAATGAAGCGTTATTAACTGATGTTTGTGTAATGTGTGATAATCCGTTTGTAGATATAAGAGGTCATTTAGTAAAAGAGCATTACTTTGATGGAGAATTTCACGAAAAAGGAAGAAAAATAATTACTGAATATGAAGGGGTTTTAAATATTAAAGAGTTATGCGATTTAGATTTGCTTTGGTGTTCTTTTGTCGTTCGTTTGTTGTACATTTGTAACATCACCTGTTTTCCCATCTAATAATATTTCTGGATCAACATTTTCTGCATTATCTAATAGTTCTTGTTTCTTCTTTTCTACTTCATTCCTATAAGCTCTAACTCTATCAGCTTCAGTTGAAGAAGTGCCTATAAAGTTTTGAATGTCCATCATATAAATAGCACCGTTTGATAATATCTCAACCAATCCTAATTGTTGGAATATATCTAATGCCCCTTTTACATCATTAATATTATGCCCAGTTACAGTCGCAATCATTTTAGCATTATAAGGAATGTTCTGCTTAAACATTAATAAACCTTCTTTTTTAAGCGACTTAAGGTATAGCTTTAAAAGTATGTTACTGTATTTATAACCATTATCCATACTTTCCAAAACTTTTATTTCTTCACTATCGAAAAAGTTTTCTTTTAACTTAAGGTAATAATATTTTTTATTATCACTCATTAAACCACCTCCTCATTTTTAGCTTCATTTTTAATATATTTAACATCTTCTTTATTTAATCTAAACCACTCACCATTAACTCTTTTATTTTCGAATTTATTATGAAGAAATTTTTCTAACTTATAAATAGCTTTGTGTTTTATTTTATTTTCAACAGTTATATTAAATGGAAGTTTTGGAGTTAATTGATTAAGCCTTTTATCCATATTAGTGGTAACTCCGATTTTATAAATATTATCTTCTTTAGATTTCAACAAATAAACTATTCCCTCTTTATATTTTGTTTTATTTTTATTTCTATTGACAGCGTCTTCATATGTTTTATTGACAAACTCTCTAGCTTCATTATTTTCGTTTTTAATATAATCTTCATCAGCTAATTCTAAATATTTCTGCATTTCTTTAATCATTTCTTTTACCTCTGTTTTTGGTGGCATCTCTAAACCACCATTGATAAATACTTTAACTTTTTCACCTTCGATTGAAATTTCTTTAACCATAAACGGCATATGCTCTCTAAAATATTTCACACTTATCACTCCATTTTTTAATATTTTATTTCTTCTAAATATTCGT